ATATTTAGTCGTAAGAATACGAAAAGGAGTAAAACTCCTTTCCGTATAATAGTCTAAGTAGTGATTAACTAAATTGGACTGCGGTGTTGTCGATGGCTACTTTACCCAAGTAGTCAGCAGCATTACCAAGTGATGAAGCAGTGTTTGTCAACTCTACGTATCCGTATCGTGTCATAAAGCTAACGACTGGCTCAAATGTTGCTGGGTCAAGGACAACGCCTGAACTCATCAACGGAATGTATGGGCAGTAGAATGCAGCAGCATCACTCTCACTGGAACCTTTGTATCCAATAAGAACTTCTCTGTCGTCTGTTGCATATGTATCTACATAAATCTTCATGGAGTTATTCAATGTTCCAACTAGCTTTGTGTTGGTTGGAGCTTCGAATGTTCCTTCTGTTGTGCGAGCGAATGCTGAAGTTGTGGCACTTTGTAGAATTGTCAATACCAATGGTGATACGACTGCAAAGTTACCAGCGCCTCTACGTGTTCGCTGAGCAATAATGTTTGCTACGCGGTTAATCATAACAGCAAGAGCTGCATGTTCGTCACCGACGAATGTAGCTGTAACAGAGACGTTAGCCTGATCGTATGTTAACAAGGCTGGTCCTGCCAAAATACGCAATGATTGAAGAACTTCTTGATCAATCTCAGCGGTAATTTCTTGTGCAAGAGCTGCCATAATTTCAGCTTCTACGTCTAGTCCGTGCATAGCTTGAGCGTCTTGTGCCGCTTCAAATGTCCAGCGAGCGCTGAGCTTACGTGTCTTAGCTTCAACGGTTTGCTTTAAGATTTGAATTGACATTTTGCGTCCTGGGACTGCTTCCATGGTAGCTGTTGGGAGTGGCTTACCATTTGGATCAACTCCACCACCTGAGTAGGAAGTAGCAATCTTAAATGGCGTTAGCGCCTCTTCACCAGCGGCTACGTTGTCGAATGCTTCAGCATATCGTACACGTAGTGTATGGATTTGTCCAACTGGACCGGTAAGTGGTTGTACTCCAACAATCTCGTTAGCGATAACTGTTGGCATGACCCGTCGAATAACGGGAAGAATTACACGGTTAAGTGTGGCAATATTACCAGAACCTGTGGATCCAGCTGTTGCACTTTCGTTCAAATACTTTCGTGTGTTTTCCAATGTTGTCGCCATTACTGATTTCTTAGTACCTTGCAAGCCTTCAAGAAGTGCTCCTTTGGTATCTTGCCAGCGACTTTCTAATAATTCTGACATCTAAATTTCTCCTTAATTTATACCTGCAAGTCTACGAATGTCAATGACATTATCTCTTGCACCTGTCGTTTGGGTTTCTACTTTGTTGCCTGTTATTTCTTTGCCTTCTGTTAATGTTGCCTTTTGTGAGTTAGTTACTGGTTTATCATCTAATACTGTAGGTAAGTATCTATCAAATGATGTTTGTAAGCGGTTTGTTTGAACTGATTCAAGTAAGTCTACCATAACGGCTTTTTGTGATTTACTTAAAGGCTCTACCAAACTTCTAATCTTTCTGTCACGCTTAATGGATTCTTCGATATGAGTAATCTTTGTATCTTTAGCTGACAAAACCTTTTGTTGTTTTGAAATAAGAACTTTTGCTTCCGTAAGCTGTTGATCCTTGATGTCTACAACTTTCATTAACTTAGATGTCTCAGACTTTTCATTTAAGTATGAACTAGCATACTCAGTTGAAAACGCCTCAAACAATCTACGTCCAAAGTCGTTCTTGCGAGCTGTTTCAATGTCTTCTTTAAGTTGTCCAATCTCAGTTGTAAGGACTCTTTTAACAATACCTTGAACTTTGCTTGCATTTTCTGCGACGAAAGACTTTTTAATGTTGTTAAATTTTGATTTAGCTTCACGTACCAATCGTACCTTTGTATCTGCCAAATCTCGTTTATCGGTTTGAAACTCTGCTAATTCTTTTGCTAATGAATCAACAACAAATTCTTCTAACATACGGAACTTTTGCGCCATATCACGTTGATCAGAATGTAACTCTGTTACTTCTTTCTTCAATTGATCTGAAACAAAGTGCTTTACTAGTGAACCGCTTTCGTGTACTTTCTTTACATACTTGGCTTTCGCATCAATAAGTTGTCGTCTGTCTTCAGCAAGTTCAGACATTTCAGCTTCTAAACGATTGCTTATCATCTTATCAATTGCTTCTACCATAACGTCTTTGTCATGCTCATATTTTTGAGCAAACTCTTCACGTAATGTAGCAGTTACTTCAAGTCTGTTCTCTTTGACTTTAGTTTCCCATGCTTCTTGAATTTCTTGTCGTACACTTTCTGAAATAACATTGTTTTCTAATAATGTGTTAAGTGCATCCAACATAAATTTTCTCCTATTATTGGAGTCTACTGATTATATTAACCAGTGATTCTTTTAGATATTTTTGTGCCTTTTTATCCTGTGCCATATTCATTGCCTGATATCCGCCTTTGTTATTCATTAAATGTTCGTAAATTGGTGTTGGATACGCTCCTGGTGCAGAAGGCTGTGCTACAACGTCGATAGTAATAATCTCAAAATCGCTCACTTGTCCATTCCCGTCTTCGGATACATTTCCTGATCCTCTACTGCTAACACCTAGTTTAACTCCATTCTCTAACATTGTTCGTACTATTTGACCCATTGGTGTTGGCAAAATCTTCATTTTGCCGTAGCCGTTTGAACCGTCCATCCAAATCTCGTTAAGCATATGGGATACACGGTCCAAATTGACTGTAAGGCCCTCTGGATGATCTACTTCACCAAGAACACTATAACCTCCAGCAATTTGTTCGCTGAGCGTTCTGACAGCCCTGCCAATTTCATTAACAGGATAGACTCGCTGATTTGCGTTGCG